GTTCAGGAATTACAATCCACCATTGACGATTCTAAACAAAAAATAGGAGAGATATCTAATGTATACACTTCTCTCTACAAAGATTTTAAAAATAGAGAGATTCATGAAAACAAAAAATTAGAGGAATACTCTGGAGAGCTTGACAAGTTTTCTAAGAAATTTTCTTTCTTTGAAGAAACTATCGCAGAAGATGTAAGAGAACTACAAAATGTTCTGGACATTAGTACGACAAAATATTATGACATTCTCAAAAATGAAGTAGGTGAATTTGAAGAAAATATGTCCAATCAAATTAAGGACTTGGAACTTAATCTAGTTGTTAATGAGAAGCATATTAAAAAACAAAATGAAAGTATTGATAGTATCAAAGAAGAAGTAAAAGATGTCATAAAGAGACTTCAAATCGAATCAATCGAAGAAAAAAATAGATCTTTATCTGAGAAGGTAGTATATATTGAAAAAATTCTTTCAGAGTTTAATGAAAAAGCAATATTAAAAGAAGATAATCCGACCCTTCCAGGAGATGCATCAACAAAAAATTCTGCTGATCCGTTAACTCCTCTGGATCAAAATTTTGTAACTATTGATCAATTACAAAATCACTATAAACTATTCATAAACCGAATTCAGCAACAAATTGCTACCATTGGTGGTGGCGGTGCTGGATTCATTAAGGATCTGGATGATGTTACCTTTGATCAAACTACTGGAACTAATGAGCTGCTCATTTACAATGGGGCAAAGTGGGTTGGTATTGCTAGCACAGCAATTGGTGGTAGTGGAGGTGCAACACAACTAATTGACCTCACTGATGTTGACACTGCAAATCTTGGTGATGGTAGATTCTTAAGATACGATGCATCTTCTTCAGAGTTTACATTTGCTCCTGTTTCAGCCACTAATCTTGAATTAATTGCTGGTGACATACAGTCGGGTATTTTAACTACAACAAGCACAGACGCTGCAGTCATAATGTCCATAAGTGCATCGACTTACAGATCTGTAAATTATCAGATTCAAGTTACAAGAGGAAGTAATTTTAATATGTCAACTATTAATATTATTCATGATGGAACTGATACATACCAGGCTGAGTATGGCATAATCAATCAACCAATTGGAGTTGCTACATTCTCATCTGATATTAGTAGCGGAGCACTTAGATTGATAGGACATCCAGCATTCTCATCAGAGACAACTTTTAAAGTAGTTTTTACTGCATTAGAAGTATGAAGACGTTTAAACAGTTTCAAGAGTCTTGGAGTAATAAATATAAAAAGAGTATTGATTGCTCTAATCCAAAAGGATTCTCACAAAAAGCACATTGTGCTGGACGTAAAAAGAGATCTAAAAAATGAGCAACCCAAGAATTCCAAGAAAACCTGGACAACCAGCAAATTCCAAAAAACACTCTGATCTTTATACGGATGAAAATCCAAAAGGTACGATTCATGGACTTGGGTTTAAGGATGTTGCAACCGCTAAAGCATCTGTTTCTAAAATTCGCAATTCATCAAGATCTCATGCTCACAAAATCCAGGCAGCAGTTGCTATGGAACAGAGAGCAAGAGAAATGGGTAAGTCTTCAGAAGCAGCGGTTTATAGAAAGTTCATTAACTCCATGAAAAAGAAAACTAAAGAGATGAACGAAGAGAAAAAGAACGGTCGCTGCCCTGCTGGGCAATATTACTGCTATACTGATGAAAAATGTAAACCCATTCCAAAGGGTTACAAAATGGTAGGCCGTGCTGGATACCTTCGTAAAGAAAATGGTCACTCTATTGATGATAAGAAAAATGGTGGTAGTAATGGCAATGGTAATGGCAATGGTGGTAATGGGAATGGGAGTGGTAATGGTGGATCCTCAAACGGGAACGGGGGAGGAGTAAGTGAATCGAAAAGTGGTGATAGTTCTCTGCGCGACTGGTTTAGCAAGAGTCGCTCTTCTGATGGGAAGCCTGGTTGGGTTCAACTCGGTGGTAAATATGCAGGGAAACCCTGTGCAAAACAACCTGGACAAACTACAAAACCAAAATGTGGTTCCAGTAAAATGAAACGCAACCTCAATAAAAAAGAAGAGGATGCAGCATTCCGTAGAAAGAATGCAAAAGATCCAAATCCAAATCGTTCAGGGAAGGCAATTAACGTGAAGACTGAAGAATTTACAACCTTACCTCTTAACATCGAAATCCCTAATAACATTAGAGATTTTAATCTGGGACTTATGTTCCGTGAGAGTTTGGATATTAATAGTGGAATGCTATTCATCTTTGATGAAGTTGATCAGCAGTCCTTCTATATGAAAGAAACAAAAATTCCTCTTGACATCGCTTTCATCACAGAGGATGGAATAGTAGAAAGCATCAAACAATTAGAACCATATGACGAAACCCCAGTAACTTCTGAAGGAGAAGTTCTGTGTGCTCTAGAGGTAAACCGTGGATGGTTCGCAGAAAATAATGTTGAAATAGGTGACGAGATTGAGATTGATGAAGCAGCGGGAGAAAAAGACGCTTGCTATCATAAAGTCAAGTCACGCTATAAAGTTTGGCCAAGTGCATATGCGTCAGGAGCACTGGTCAAGTGTCGTAAAAAAGGTGCTGCCAATTGGGGCAATAGCACTAAGAAGGAAGAATTCTCCAACTGGAGAGATAACTACACTCCAACAGATTACGAAACTGTAGATGTCATCACACCAGAACCCTTAGAAGCAACAAAGGGTATTGGAAGTGAAATGCTCGATGAAAAGCATGATACCCCCAAGAATGTAAAGGGTATTGCTAAAGAGTTAGACAAGGCAGTTGAGATGCATAAGAGTCAAGCAAAGAGACTTAGAAAAGCAGGTATCTCAGAAGATAATCTTGATGAAAAATGTTGGAAAGGTTATGAGAAGAAAGGTATGAAGACCATGTTTGGAAAGAGATATCCAAACTGTGTCAAAAAAGAAGAAGATGAACTCAAACTTGTATCAAAAACTCCTTTGGATGAAAAGAAAGGTTGTATGCACAACCACAAAGGTGAAGAATGTCCAGTTCATGGTATAAAAGAATGTCCTGGACCCATTAAGGAAGCAGTAAGAATGCCAGCAAAGACTGGTAATCTTGTCAATGTCATCTTCAGATTTAGAAGTCAATCTGTCATGTTGAAGATGTTCTTCCCTCAAGTATCTTTACCAAATAGATCTGATATTCAAGATCAAATTGATAAGGTGTATCCTGGCGCGAAACTATTAACTTACACAGTTTCGGACTATGAACCAGGGCAACCAGTCCTCCATGCAGAAGCAGCAGATTGGACAAGGAAAGCAGGGAAAAACAAAGAAGGTGGTCTCAACGAAAAAGGAAGAAAGTCTTACGAAAGAGAAAATCCAGGATCTGACCTTAAGGCACCAAGCAAGAAGGTTGGAAATCCCCGCCGCGCATCGTTCTGCGCTAGAATGAAAGGAATGAAAAAGAAATTGACTTCTTCTAAAACTGCAAACGATCCAGATAGCAGAATCAATAAATCTCTTAGAAAGTGGAATTGCTGAGTAAATTATGTCTGATAATGTATACCTTGGTAATCCAAATCTAAAAAAAGCAAATACACCGATAGAATTCACTCAGGATCAAATCCTAGAATTCATGCGGTGTAAGGAAGACCCTGTTTATTTTGCTAATAACTATATCAAAATTGTTTCCCTTGATGAAGGATTGACACAATTTCATCCTTATGATTTTCAAGAGAAACTAATTAATAATTTCCATAATAATAGATTTAATATCTGTAAGATGCCACGACAGACTGGTAAGTCTACCACTGTTGTATCGTATCTACTGCATTATGCTGTTTTCAACGATAGTGTTAATATTGGTATCCTAGCAAACAAAGCTGCAACGGCAAGGGAACTTTTAAATAGATTACAGACTGCATATGAGAACTTACCTAAGTGGATGCAGCAAGGTGTGTTAGTATGGAATAGAGGTTCACTGGAGTTAGAAAATGGATCCAAAATTCTTGCTGCTTCAACTTCCGCAAGTGCTGTCCGAGGTATGTCATTCAATATACTCTTTTTGGATGAGTTTGCATTTGTTCCAAATCACGTTGCTGATTCGTTTTTTGCCTCTGTTTATCCTACTATTACTAGTGGTAAAAATACGAAGGTTATTATTGTCTCGACGCCACACGGAATGAATCACTTCTACCGCATGTGGCATGATGCGGAAAGAAGTAAAAACGAATACATTCCTACAGATGTTCATTGGTCAGAAGTTCCAGGTAGAGATGATGTCTGGAAAGAGCAAACTATTGCTAACACATCTGAGCAACAATTCAAAGTTGAGTTTGAATGTGAATTCTTGGGATCAGTTGATACTCTGATTGCACCAAGTAAATTAAGAACTCTGGTATATGATGCACCAATAAAGCAGAGTGCAGGATTAGATGTATATGAGTTACCAATAGAGAATCATGACTACGTTTGCACTGTTGACGTAGCTAGAGGTGTTGGTGAAGATTACTCTGCTTTTATTGTGGTTGATATTACTCAATTCCCACATAAGATAGTTGCAAAGTATAGGAATAATGATATCAAACCAATGCTTTTCCCAAACATCATTTATGATGTATCTAAAAATTATAATAATGCATTTATATTATGTGAAGTTAATGATATTGGAGATCAGGTTGCATCAATCATCCAATATGATCTTGAATATCAAAACCTACTAATGTGTTCTATGAGAGGTAGAGCAGGACAAATTGTTGGACAGGGTTTCTCTGGAAAGAAAACTCAACTTGGCGTTAAGATGAGTAAGACTGTCAAAAAAGTTGGATCACTTAACCTCAAAACAATGATTGAGAGTGACAAAGTTATTTTTAATGATTATGAGATTATCTCAGAACTAACTACATTCATATCAAAACATAATTCATTTGAAG